ATAAAAGTTGATAATTCATTACCATCGGTTGAAACAAGTTCAGATAGATGGATTTCTGAGGATGGGGATAGTTATTATTATGATATTAATGAAAACAAAATTTAATATTCTATATTTATAGGTATGGCAAACGGAGTTACATATGGTATAAATTTCCCATTTAGAGATTCTAATGATGGTAGGTATTTGGATTTATCAACTAAACCTGATGAAGAGTTGAGGACGGATTTAATACATCTATTATTAACAAGAAGAGGTACTAGATATTTTCTACCAGATTTCGGAACAAGATTATATGAGTACATTTTTGAACCTATGGATGGACCTACATTTTCTCAAATTGATGCGGAAATTAGAGATTCAGTTCAAAAATATATTCCCAATCTTAAAATAACCAACCTTCAAGTGTATGATGCATCAACAGAGGAAGAAAGTGACGAAAGAACTGTAATATCGGGAGACGAAAGAGTTTTCAGGGTGCCTGGTATAGGAACAAAAGAACATACCGCAAAAGTAAGAATTGACTTTGTTGTTACGTCAAATGCTTTTGAATCAAGTGATTTTATAATAATTAATATATAAAAATATGGCTAATAAAAAAATATCATATACAGTCAGAGATTTTCAATCAATTAGGACTGAATTAATTAATTTTGTAAGAACATATTATCCTGACTTACTTGCCAATGTAAATGATGCATCTGTATTTTCAGTTTTGTTGGATTTAAACGCTGCGGTATCAGACAACTTACAATTTCAGATTGACAGAAGTATCCAAGAAACTGTTTTACAATATGCGCAGCAACGTTCATCAATTTATAACATTGCAAGAACTTACGGATTAAAAGTACCGGGACAAAGACCATCTGTTGCTTTGGTTGATTTTTCAATCATTGTTCCCGCATTTGGAGATAAAGAAGATATTAGGTATTGTGGTATTATAAGACGGGGTTCACAAGTCCAAGGTGCTGGACAAACATTTGAAACTGTATATGATATAGATTTCACATCACCATTCAATAATGAAGGGTTCCCTAACAGAACAAAAATTCCTAATTTAGATTCTAACGGTAATATATTAAACTATACAATCACAAAAAGAGAAACCGTAGTAAATGGTATCACAAAAGTTTTCAAAAGAACTATTTTACCAAACGATGTTGTGCCATTTTTTGAATTATTCCTACCTGAAAAAAATGTTTTGGGGGTTACAAGTGTGTTACTAAAAGACGGAACTCAATATGCTAATGTACCTAATGACCAAGATTTTTTGGGAACAAACGGGAGATGGTATGAGGTAGATGCGTTAATACAAGATAAGGTTTTCGTAGAAGACCCAACCAAAGCGTCTGACCAACCTGGTATAAAGGTAGGTAAATATATCTCTACAAGCAACAAATTTATTACAGAATTTACCCCTGAAGGATTTTTTAAATTAACTTTCGGTGGAGGTAGTCAATCCGCTGATGAACAATTAAGAGAGTTCGCAGCAACAGGAAATCCACTTAACTTACAGAAATATTCAAACAACTTAGCGTTGGGAAGTACTCTAAAGGCAAACTCAACATTGTTTATTCAATATAGAGTGGGTGGTGGTATAAGTAGTAATGTTGGTGTTAATGTAATTAATCAATTGGGTACTATTAATTTTGCGGTTAATGGACCATCTCAATCACAAAACACATCAGTTATTAACTCTTTGAATTGTACTAATACAACCGCAGCAATTGGAGGTGCAAATTTCCCAACGGTAGAGGAAGTAAGAAATTATGTAACATATAATTTTGCCGCACAAAAAAGAGCGGTCACAATTAATGACTACGAATCGATTATACGTGGTATGCCGTCACAGTTCGGAGCACCTGCAAAAGTGGCCATTGTAGAACAAGACAACAAAATCAGAATACAATGTTTATCTTATGATTCTACGGGTAAATTAACTAACGTAATATCAAACACCATTAAATCAAACCTTGCAAATTATTTGTCAAATTACAGAATGATTAACGACTATGTTTCAATTGAAAGTGCTCAAGTTATTGACCTTAAATTTGATGTTTATGTTGTATTAGACGGTGGTCAAAATCAGGGTTCAATTATCACTCAAATCGTAGATATTATTTCTAATTACTTCTCACCAAGTAATCGTGAAATGGGACAAAACGTGTATGTCTCAGAAATCAAAAAGGATATTCAAAATCTAAATGGTGTAGTTACGGTAGCACAGATTGATGTGTTTAACTTAGTGGGAGGACAATACTCATCTTCACAAACTTCACAAAGATACTCTGACTCAACAACTAAACAAATTCAATTAATTGATGAAACGATATTTGCTGAACCATCACAAACATACCAAGTCAGATTTCCTGGTAAAGACATCAGCGTTAGAGTCAAGAATCTAAAGACGGTTAATTTCAGTTAATAAATTTATTTTTCAATTACTTAAACTATTTTTTGAAAATAGATTATAAACTATTTATTCAAAAAGTATTGAATGTCCAAATCATTAAGAATAAGAACCGAGGTCGGGAAAGATAAAACAGTAACATTAAATTTAGACCAAGATTTTGAATTTATTGAAATTTTATCTGTAAAGTTATCTCAACAAGAACTTTATACTAGAAGATGTGCCGATTATGGTGTTTTAGTTGGTAGAATATCAATTAATGATGGGTTTGGAGTACCAAACGCTAAAATAGGAATTTTTATTCCAATTACACCTCAAGACGAGGTTAATCCAATTATTAATTCAATATACCCTTATAAAAGTATCCAAGACCTAAATGAAGATGGATATAAATATAACTTATTACCCTACAAACCATCTTATCCTGGTCACGCGGCAACAGGTTCATTTCCTGATTTAGAGGATGTTTTAGTTAATCCAACTGCAGTTGAAATTTATGACAAATATTACAAATATACTGTAACCACAAATGATAGTGGTGACTTTATGATTTTTGGACTTCCTGTTGGTAGTCATAGAATGGTAATTAATGTTGATTTATCAGATATTGGTCCTTTCTCACAATCACCACAAGATTTAATCAGATTGGGTATTGCAACTGATAGCCAAGTAAATGGAACAAAGTTCAGAACTTCAGAAAACATAACATCATTACCTCAAATTGTAACAATTAATCAAGATGTAATTGTCAATCCATTGTGGGGAGATGATGAATATTGTCAAATATCAATTACAAGGTCCGACGTTGATTTGACTGATTCAAATAATATTGAGATTAAACCAACTGCGATATTCATGGGGTCAATATTTTCTGATGCTGATAGAGGAGCAATTAAGAAAAATTGTAAACCACCAATCCGTTCAGGAAATATGTGTTCTTTAATTGCGGGCCCAGGTCAAATTTTAGCAATTAGACAAACAATAAAACAAGACGAATATGGTAGACCGGTATTAGAGGAATATGAATTAGAAAATAATGGAAATGTAATTGATGAGAATGGTACTTGGTTATTGGATGTACCAATGAATTTGGATTATATAATAACTAATGAATTTGGAGAACAAGTTTTTTCAAATGACGAGAGAAAAGGAATACCAACCAAAGCCAAATATAGATTTAAAGTAAAGTGGAATCAAAGTCCTGATTTAGGAGCACCAATAAGAAGGGGTACTTTCCTAATACCAAATATTAAGGAATACGGTTGGTCGGATTCTGAAAACGACCCAATTGATAGTACATTTGGAATAGAACCTCAAGGAGTATTACTTTTTCCTCAATTTATAGGACAAGAATTTACAGTCCCAACAAGTGGTATAAATAATAAAGGTGTTATTCAAATTACAAATAAATCCAACATTACATCTTTAAGTTTTTATTTAAATGGTGAACCTATTTCTGAAATAAACAATATAATTGTAGAACCTGGCGAGCAACTTACATGTAGAGCACTTTTTGATGACGAACAAAATCCTGCATCATTTACAGTAAACTATGTGACATATGATTATTATCAATTAAAAAGGTCATATGCATTTAGTTTAGATTGGGATGATTATCCTGATTCTACTGAAGCTATTAATTGTGATGATAAATTTTATGAAATGTCATATAATAAGGTTTATACTATATCACAACTCATTACAAGATTTACAAAAGGTTTTTTAAATAGGAGATACTCGGCCATTAAAAATATTACTGATGATGAATGCGAAAGTGAAAATAATAAGTTTCCAGCAAATGATGCGCAGTTCAAACCTGATTTCATTTTTACTTTATTTTCAATTCTTATCATATTTTTGAGTGTAATTCTACTTCGTGTTGTACTAGTTTTACACGTCATTTGCCGATTATTACAAACTTTTATAGACGTTTTATATAAAGTAGATAAGTTTGTTAATGTAAGCGGTTTTATCTCTAAAGTAGAAAATATTTTGAATAAAATATCAGGATTTAATTTACCTATGTACACTTTTCCTGATTGTGAGTTATGTAGTTGTAAACCTGAAGGTACCGCCGCACAGAGTGTTCCATTAGGAATAGCACCGGGACAAGAACAGGCCAACTTTAAAAATAATAGTAAATTAGCCGATTTAATTGACCAAGACCAATATGCTCCTAATATCGTTAATGGAGTCAATGATTTTGGACCAATAGCATCTGGTTTTTTCGCAGGGTATCAATTAAATAATCTGAATAGGGCATGGAATTTTAGAACACCAGGTAATTTTATTTTTACCAGAGAAGAACCTTGGGGTGATGGACAAACAACAACTGAATATTACACAGCATTTAATTTACCTTTACATGAAAGAATAACTTTACAAAACGCTAAAGGTAAATTTTTTGGTTCAGGAATAAATAGAGCAAATATATCGCCTACACAAGAATCAATTCTCAATCAATTTACAAATCCTTTTGGAAACTATTATTTAGGGGGAGGTACCTCTCAAATCAAAGTGTGCTTCAATAATGAACTTAATGGTATAAACGACAATTGGGATTTTGTTTTTCAAAATGGACAATTTGTTAAAACTTCCATGTTAACTAATGAAGTTTATAACAATCATAATTTAGGTTTCCATTATGACAATGTTCTAATATTAATTACTGAGGATAAATACGAATCTGGTGCTTTATTGTCTTTTGATAATCCAAGAAATTTCAACGACACTAATTTATCAGGAAACGTAGAAAATCAGTTTGGGACTTTTTCTGTTACAGGTAATTCCATAAATGATGGTTTACAACAAATAAGAGTCACTCATACCCATCCTATGACAGGAGAGAGATTATATACTAATTACCAAATAAGCGGTAATAGTTCAGAAAATCAATTTTTAAGATTCCAAACAGGTATTGAGTATTTTCAAGTAATAACTTCTATCACTTTTAAACAATTACAAGATTTACATAGTGAAAATTGGGAAGCACACATGCAAAGTTTTTCTCTTTATAACAGGGTATACGAACAATGGACTCAAATATCGCAAGCAGCTCTTTTAGGGGATGGATTTAATTGGAATTGGAATTGGGTTGGACCTGCTTGGCAAGATTATCAAGACAAAGGGGCGGCATATATAACTATTATGTTGAGAGGCGTTGACCCCCATTCTACATCTCAACCTATGAAAATTGGATTAGGTAGATTGTTTTCACATCTTAATCATTGGGATGTCTCTGTTTATGGTAATTTCAAATTAAACATTCCTTTACAGCCAAATGATGGTTCAGATTTTGGGGACCTTCCTTTTGATGCGAGCCAAACTTCAGCAAAAAATAATGCGCAAAGGTGTGTAAAACATAACAACTTGGGTGGTAATAACGGAAATAACATAGATAATCAATATTCACAAGGTAGAATTTTTTTTAAATCGTATCACTTCAAACCAAACCAACAAGATTGGACAAGTTTTAACACAAAATCAGTTTATAATTACATATTAACAAGTGAAAGCGATTCAAGTGTACCGGACATGACATTAGGTTTCACAAATAATTGGGTAAACGCGGAAGAACAACAATTATTAAGAAAAAACGCATCCGCTTATGTTAATGGTACATTTTATGGTCAGTTTGGTGGTGGATTAAGGGTTGATATCAATAATTTTTTTACTCGTAATACAGATGATGGTGTTGACGTAGGAATTGGTGTATCAACATTAAACAATAGATTTAAATGGTCTTATCAACCCTATGAATCAGTCGAAGGAATACCTTTCATGGGACTTTTGGGAGGTAGTTTAGATGATGGACTACCCACTTTCGCACCCCTACGAAATATCTATAGATATTTTAGATTACAACCAATATATTATTCAAGAAAATATACAGAATCAACATTTTCAATGTCAAACGCTGAAAGGATTGTACTAAGAACCGACAGATATCCAACTTCAGATGTCTTCCAACAGTTCGGAGCTAATACAATGGCTGGTATGACAAACGGTAATTTTCAAATATATGAAGTTCCTATTGAGGGTGTTGTGACAACAGGAATTACACAACCACCAATACAGACCTTTGTGGTTAATGACCCTGAAACACCTGAAGAAGGTGAAGTACCAAATGTAATTGGTAAGTTGTTAGAAACATTTTCTTGTGGTTCGTTAGTTCCAATTGAGTGTTATGCTCCAAACCCACCTGATGGTGTACAATTAGCACCATCTGGTACTTGTATGTTTACAAATTATGAATTTTTGGGTGAAAACTATAGGTCTCAATATTTTATTGAAGGTTCTTGTTATTCACTCGTAAGACCCCCTTATTTACAACCACAAAATTTATTAAATGATTATGCGTTGATAAATGAATGGGCTAGTAGAATCAATATAAATTTTGGTGCGTGTAGAGAAGTGTTCTCACACTTGTTTATAAATAATTGGGTTAATGGGACATTATATATGAATCCATTTAAAACCACTAGATTCTTTACAGGACCTTTAGCAAATCCCCCAAGTCAACCGTATAACAAATATTGTGACCAAACTGTATTTTTACATCCTGATACCTTTAATTTTTACTATAGGTCAGCACCATATAGACAATCAAGTGGTAATTTTATTGGTAGAGAAGGATATATCGCTTTAAATACTAATATCGGAAATAGAAAAAATCACATGTATCCCACAACAATTATGGATTTGGGTCCGAGGGATGAGTTGCAGAAGTATTTATCACAAAGTGGAAATTGGGATGGATATATTATGAATAAATTGCAACCAACATCGTTTGGTGATACATCTGAATTGTTAAATATCTTCGTATTATCAAGACTAGTTAACCAATCATTTACTAACATATTCAAATTAAGAGGTGCTACCGTTTTGAAATTTTTTGATACAAGAAAAAAGAGGTTCGTAGATGCTGATTTTGCTCAGATGATAGCAACAAACTCTCAGTTTGGGATTGCTGCTTACGACCCAGAAAATTATCCTGAACCACCACCGGAAGATACTTTATATAGTTCTTCACTTTATTTGAGAACCGATTTTGAAACTAATAGAGATACAATTTTTGGTATTCTATATGATGGTGATATGCAAGCAAGAGATTATATATCACCAAATAGGACGGTTTATAATGAAGATGCTGATATTGGAGACCCTTGTGCCATACAAACCATTCCAACAACAACACAAACGGTACCGTTTTATTTATGGAATATACAGGATAACACAGATAGGTCAAATATTTTTGGTAATCAAGCAAATGAATGGCAATTTAACTCAATTCCGCTCGCTTATCAGGGTGTGGATAGATTGATAACGAATGGAGATGTTATAAATTTCCAACCTGACCAAAATATAACACAAATAAAATACCATAAAGGATGGATTTACAACGTTGAAAATCTTTATAATCCATACACAGAACAATTGGATTATAAACCTGAACCAGGTAAACCTGGACCATATTTGATGGGGGCTCCTTTCTATTTTTATTTTGGTTTAAAACAAGGAGCAAGTGCTTTTGATAGGTTTGCAATAAAATGGATTGACACTGAAGGATTAGAACAATAACATGGG